CCGCGCGTACTCTTCTCCGGACTGGTACACCGTGTCGCCGACAGCGATGGTGACGTTGGGCGTTGCGTTGGTGTTGCCTGCGCGGACGAGCTCAGCTTCGGCCGTCTCGCTGTAGCTCGCCAAGTAGAACCGTTTGGTCTCCGCTTGCGTCGGGCGCGGAATGTAGATCGTTGCGGCACTGGTGAGGTGGTAGCCGCGGTCAATCGGCGCGAACGTGCCGCCCAAATTGCGCGTGCCGCCGAGGGTCGCGGAGGAGTTGAGTGGCACGGCGCTGCCCGTTGACTGGTCTACCGGCTCTTCCCAGACGTGGACGCCGACAAAGTCGCCCATAGGCGACGGCGCGGTAAAAAACAGCTTAATGCGGAGCGTGGTCTCGTCGGCAAACTCGCTCGTCGCCGTCAGGCCCGTGACGTTGTCCGGTGCCGTCGGCGTGCTCGTGCTGTTGCTGCCGCCGCTGGTGCCGCTGATAGTCGTTACCGCCCCGCCCATGCCGGCCAACGCCCGCCAGTACTCCTGGACGCCAACGATGCTCGTGCCGGTGATGGCGCGGACGCGGAAGCGCAAATACAGCCCGGCCACGTCGGTCACCTGGACATCGTGGATCAGGTACGACGACGACGAAACGCCGCGCGGCGTGTTGGCAATCGTCTGGATCTGGCCAGGCCGAAGGGTCACGCACAGCGCCTCTACCTGCTCGTCCGTCTCGTAGCTGATTTCGGTTACCGCGTCCTTTTTCGCCGCGATGACCTGCTGGGCCTCGACCAACGCCTGCACCTGCCCCAGATCGCGCTCTAGGAACGCCTCGTAGCGTCCGCTGCCGCCGCCTTCCTGTGTAATAGTGCCGCTAATGTCGCCCGCATCTTCCGCCGTGATCGTGTCAGCGCCCAGCGCCCGGTAAGATACCGTCAGCGTGTCGGCGCTGGTCAACACGTCGCCACCAGCGTCTTGGCGAATCGCGGTCGCGCCGAACTGCCAATACCATGCCTTGTCCGTGTCCGAAAGATACTGCCCAAAGTCTACATCTTGGTCGTTCAGCCGGATTGAGACGATCTGCCCCAGCCGCCGCGAGAGCGTAAAGGCCCGCGCCGTGCCGTCGCCCGTGAAGGGCTCCACCAGTGCCGCCACTTGCTCGGCCGGAACGCGCGACAGCGTGGCGTTCGTTTTGTCCTCTCTCGTGCGCCGGGCCTGTAGCGAACGATAGTTCGCGCTGCTGGTGGATATTGAAAACGGCGCGGTCGCAAACGTCCTCGGCTTGAAATACAGCTCGCGGTCCTCGTCGATCCACCAGACAAAGTTACACAACGCCGCCAGCTGGCCGATAGCTTCAGATACCGTGGTCGATGCGTCAAAGGTGACCACGTCCACTACGACGCCGTCATCGACGTTCGTGCTGCCGATGCCTTCGTTGCTGGCGAAGTTGGTGATGAGGTCCTTGACAATGATCCCGGCGCGACCAGTCACAAGCACTTGGTCAAGCGTGCCGGTGTCGGTGATGTCCACCGCCCCGCCGCCAGAGCTTAGCGACAGTTGCAGCGTAGTCGCGCCAGCATTGACCACAAAGTACTCTATGGTGCCGCTTAATCCGCCGCAAATGGCCCCCTGCGCGTGCGCCTTGACTCGAACCTTGTCACCATTCACCCTGCCATGCGCGGACGCCGTGGTGAGCGTATTCGTGCTGGCGTCGGCTGTGTAAACGAAGCTGCCGTCGTAGTGCGCGGGAAGCGCCGTTGATGGATTGAAGCACCGCCGCCGGTCGAGCCGCTGCTCCCAGGTGATGCCGCTGATTTCGTAGAACGCGCCTGCCGCCGCGCCTGCTTCGGTGATCGAGACTTCGGAAACTTCGTCGATGCTGCCCGCCCAGAGCTTGTTGCCACCGGTCCAGATCTCGACCAACTGGCCCTGCTGCGGCCGATATGCGCCGCTGGTGGATACCACGCGACAACCAAACGTAGCCCGGTTGCCCAATGTCGCCGACAGCGACAAAGTGTACGGAACAATCTCGCGAATGCTTCCGCCGATGTAAACGTCGATGCTCATTGCGGTATCACGCCCAGAAGCTTCAATTCACGGGTCAAGGCGTCGAGCAGCTGCCGCGTGTCGCCGGTCGTGCTGATATTAATTGTCACCGCCCCGCCGCCGCCAGCCAACCCCATCTGGCGCGTCTCCATGCGAATCAGCGACTCCCAAATATCTTTCAGCTTCGGCAGGTACTCATTGTTTTTTTCAAGCAGGTGCAAAAGGTGGATCTGCGAGTAGCGGACTTCCTTCTCGATTAAGTCAAGCGTCTTGTTCATCGCCGCAAACTGGAAGTTCCCAATGATGCCGCTGATAGCCGAGGCTACCCCGGCCACCGCGCCTACAATCGCCGTTGCTCCGCCGGACGCTGCCGCTGCCGCTCCACCGACAGCCGTAGACGCGCCGCCAGCCACGGCCGGAACCGCAGCGCCCGCTGCGCTTGCCGCGCCACCCACAACGCCGGGGATGGCCGACGTAGCCGCCTTCGCCGTGCCGCCAAACAACCCGCCGATGGCCCCGGCTACGCCGCCGAGATTGGATAGCAGCCCGCCCAGCGCCTTTATGACTTGGTTGATGCCGTTTTCAATAACAGTACGGATCAAGCTCTTGGCTATCTGCTTGCCCAACTCCTCGAATTTCTGCCCCACCTTGCCGCCGCTTACGATGATGTCGGCCAGGCCGCGCGACAGGTCAGTAACAATGGTGGAGACCTGCCGGGAGATGGCCTGTTGCGTTTTTTTCCAGTCGCCTGCTGCGTCTCGCGACAGAATCTTTATCATCTCGGCGTTGCGCTTGGCGGACCGGGCCTGCTCCGCGCCCGTAAGTACGGCCTCGCCCGGCAGGCCGGGAAGGTTGGTTGGCCGGGGCAACTTGCGCACGTCCGTTTCCAGGCCACCGATTATCGGCGGCGGCTCTGTAATGCGCATTTCTTGCAGCGCGGCGGCTGCTGCTGCCGCGGCACTTCCATACTGCACCAGTGCTTTCACGCCGTCATGCAGCTTGGTGTTGTAGTCAGACTGCAACAGCGAAAGCCGCTCTTTCAAGATCGCAGTGTTGGCCTCCTCCTGGTAGGTCATGACCGCGCCTTTGCCGTACAGTTGCACCGCTTTGGTTGCCTCGGCTGCGGCCGCTGCAACCGACTGATATGAAATGGTCGTAGCGTCGATGCCGGTTTTTGCTTCCGCGGCGACCTTCCCCTGGCCGCTCAGTCGCTTGGCCACAGCGCGCAGTTTGGTATTGAACTCTTCAAGAGTCAACTTGCCTTCTCGATACGCAGTCGTCAGCCTAGAAACTTCGGTGTTGTTCCAAGGCTGCTTGTCGCGCAGCTTTTTCAGTAGCATCTCAGTGCTATCCGAAAGGCTTTTAGTTGACCGATCCACCTGGCTCTGCGCGTCATACAATTCGTATCCCGCATACGCCAAAACCGCCAAGCTGGCGACAGCCACGGTGGCAGCCGCCGAAAACGCACCAATCGCAAGCGTCGCCGCTTGCGTCCCCGCCGCTACGCCAGCCATGGCCAGCACCTGCGCGTTGAGCGCCGCGCCAAACGCGCCGACCACGCCGATAGCAGCGGCAATGGCGACCCTAAACTTCATGGCGCCCTGAATAATGGCGGCAATCTTTTCGGCCATTGTGCCAAGCGCCAGAATTGCCACCGGCAGCGCCGCGGCAAATGCAGCCATCTCAATCACTGCCGTTTTGCTGCTGTCCGACAGACCGTTAAACGAATCGGCCAGCGCCTTCGCGCGCTCAACGCCAGGATTTAAAAACTCGTCGATTACTCTCTGCCCAACTGGAAGCAGCGCCTTGCCAAACTCCGCCGTTGCCTGGGCCGTTGCTTCCTGCAAATTCTCAAACGCCGTCTTGGCCCCTGCAGTAGCCCTCTCGCTCTTGCCCAGCTCGCTCGTGATAATGCGGATAAACTGCTGAGAGCTAATCCCCATATTCTCAAAGACTTTGGCTGGATCACCAATCGCCGCCGGTCCAAACTTTTCCTTGATGATCGCGGCAATCTGCGGGATACGCTCGATGATCGGGTCTAGGTTTTCTTTCGTCACCTTTCCCGCCGCGCCCAGCTGCGAAAGCTGCTTGATAACCTCGCTAAAATCTTCCTTGCCGCCACCAACTACGGCCAGGGCGTTCCCCAGCTCCATCATGATTCGACGCGATTCATCGGCGCTGTTGCCGAGCACCTGCAGCCTGATTGAGCCCTTAACGGCGTCTTCCAGATTCAGGCCGGGTAGCTTTGCCACCTCTTTGAGCCGCTCCATTTCCTCGGCGGCCGCCTTGGTGGACTTCATGGTAGCGGCTAGGCCGTTTCCCAGCGATTCCATCTTGGCAGCAGCAGCCAAAGCCCCCGCCGCCACCCCTGCCAGTGGCGCAGTTATGCCAATAGACAACGCCTGCCCGGCCTGCGCCACATCCGCACCGAAGCGCTTGATTTTATTCAGGCTGGTGTTGACCTTTTTATCGAAGTCGTCGGTCGATGCCCCGATGCGAACGATCAGGTTGCTCAGAACAGGCATTAGCGGCGACCTCGCGCCTTAGCCGCCGCTTCTTTCGATGCCTTTTCCTGCTCCTGGTGCTTCATGTCCAGATACGCTCCCCATTCGGAAAACTCGCTCGATGACATCGTCGCCAACAACTGACCAACCGTCATGTGTAGGTGCTCGGCGAGCGCAAACGCAAACTTACGCTCGCCGGTTAGTTTTTTGTGGCTTCAGCCGCCGCGTTCTCGGTTAGGCCAGAGATGCGGCAGATTTCCGTTACAACGCGGTCGATCACGCTGCCGGACATCTTCAGCAGCGCGTCCTGGTGGGCCTGCTCGAACACCGGCTTACCCGTCTCCGGGTCAAACGCCGAAGCGATCAACAGCCGCACCATGGCAAGCGCCGGTGTGCGCTTCGCATCTTCTCCGAAACGGATGCGTTGGCCAGCGTCCATCTCGGTGATTCCAATCTTCGCGTCCCATTCGGGCACGTCGATCACTTCCGTTTTAAGTTGCACCGCTAAGATGCGGTCGGCAAGGGTCTTCATACCTAATAGTCTACGATTCCGATGGTCGAGAAAGATACGTTCTCGCGGATGATCTCGTTCTCGCCGACGCTAATGCCCACGGACGATTGCGACGCGCCAAACCGCCAACGGACCGTGTTCGAAAAGTCGGCGTAAAGGTCAATGACGTAGTAGCTGGCCGAGTTCGTGACAAAGTACGCGTCGTCGTAAAACCGGCCAAAGGTACAAGTACCCTCGCGCTGCACCACGGCCCGCGACTTCCAGGCGTCGCCAAACACCTGGACCTCTTCCAGCGTCGGCGTGATATCGAGTGTCCAGTCGGTGCCCTGCGCAGCTTTTGACAACGTCAGGAACGAGCCGGTAATCGTAATAGCGCCAGCAGGCGTGTAGCTCGGGAAAACAATCTTTCCGTTACCCCAGGCAACTTGATAGAGCGCTGGCGAAACAGTCGTCACGCCGTCAAGGACGGTCAGCGAGTCGTTGGGGTTAATCGCCCGGCGGGCGGCCAGCGTGATCTGGTAGACGCCGCCGCCTAGCGCGGTCGTCGCCTGTCCGGTCATGCTGGTGCCCGCCCCCGTGGCGAGGTAAATGTCTGCGTTGCGGCCTGCAAGAACTGCCATGGTGGCCTCCTAGGTCTAGGTGTACGTCAGTGCGCCGCTGCCGGTGAACGTATAGCTCGCGGTCACCAGCCCGTTCTCGCTGGCGTTAAGGCTTGCCTGCACAAAACAAGTTCCAGAGTAGTAATTCGTGCCGTTGACGTAAAACCGCGCCGAAACCGTCGTGCCGCCCAGGAACGCCGTGCTCAATGCGACGTGACCGTTGGTGTCAGCGTTGTCGAAGCGGCCGCTTGCCGTGCCGCTGAACTCGCGGATGGTGGCCGTGCGCTCCTTCCAGGTGTCGCCGAACGACTGGGTCTCTTCGAGGCCGGTAGACACGTCCAGCGTCCATGTGTCGATCTCTAGCACTGTGTTGGTGGTGAGTCGGAAACTGCCTGCGTTGCCAGCGAGAATTGCCATATGTGCTCCTTAAACGTCGTGGATGATGTCAAACTCCACGACCGTTGCGTAAAGTTTCTTGTCGGTTTCGAGCGCGTCTTCGTACTCGTTTCTGCGCCCGTTCAAGTGCGTGCTGCGAACCGTTAGGCCGCTGGCCGTGGTGATGGCCGCTTCCTGGCCCATGATGGCGGTGTAGACGATGTCGGCCAGGTCGTCGCTCGCCTTGCCATTGCCCTGCGCCATGCAGTAGATGTTGATCGGCCGGCGCGTTGCCGTCGGATTCGCCCCGATGGAATGAAACTGCTGGTCGTCAATCATCTCCACCACGATGCACGGGTACTTAGTCGCTCGGCCTTGGTCCGCGTGCGCGTCGTATACCCGCGTGCCCACCAGCGCTGTTACTGGCGCTTGCGTCTGCAAATACTTGTACAGCGCCTGGTAAAGTCTCACGCGGCCCTCGCGATCGCTTCAAACGCGGCCTTAGCGCGGGCTTCGATAAGTCGCTTGATCTGCAGGCGCTTGGCCTTGATCGAGTCGCGGAAAAAAAACGCGGGCCGTGCGCCAGGGTGCTGAATCTTTGTGCGGACCTGGTCGCCGAGCCGCGCCAGCCAGCTGAACGCCGCGCCGCGAATGCGCATTTTCTTGCCTTTAATCGTGTGCGCCTTGGTGCCGAACTCGACCATGTAGGCGTGCGGCGCAAGGTTTTTCATGGTGAAAGTGTAGGCCTGTAGGAAGTTTTTATGCTGGCGACCTTTGGCCGCCTGAACTGACTCTTTTAAATCGCCCGGCTTGTAAACGTGACCAAACCTCTTCGTTGGATACGCCGCAATCGGCGCTCGGCGCTCGACTTCGTCTTCAAGCATTCGCGCACCCTGCAAAATGGCGTCCTGCAGCGCCGGGCCTTCGGCCGTGGCCATCAGCTTATTGAACTGCTGCGTCAGTTCGTCCAGCCCCTCGACTTTGATATTGCGCGCCCGTGCCATTAGATAAGCACCTCTAACGCCTGCATGACCAGCATCTCGCTGCGCTCGTCCGGGTTCAGGATAGTGCGGATGTTGAAATAGCGCGTCTTCCCGGTCTTCTGGTCAACGTACTTAACCCGCATCTCGGGCTTGAGGTCCTCGACGTACCGTAGCCGGATCGTGTGGGTAAGGTCGGCCATGACCTGCCGCGCCGCGAAAAACTCGCGCCCGTTGCCGGTCTCGATACTAGCCCAGGTCGTCGCGTACTCGGTCCAGGTGTCTGTCCGGTCGCCGTTGGCGTCCACGGCAATCGTCGGCTCTTGAATGATGATTAGATGTCGCAAGGCGCCTGCTTTCATAACCACACCCGAAACGGCGCAATCAGCGCCGAGACCGCAAACGGCAGTTCCTTTTCGTCAATCGCGGAGGTCGTGCCGATGATGACCGCTTCGCGATGCTCGTAAAAATGCGCCGCCAACATACGAATCGCCTGGCGCAGTTGATGCGGTACCTGTGTCGGCAGACCGTAGCCGCACGTAAACTGCACTTCAATTGGGTCCGTGTTGCGGAGCGTGTCGGTAGGCCAGTCTTTCTGGTATTCCAGGACGATGGCCCCCGGCGTCCGCGCCGTCGATACGCCATACTCGGTTGCCGCAAACGTCCGCTGTGTGCCGGTCGAGTCCGTGTATTTGACGTGCGCGACCGACACTAGCGGCGAGTACGGCAGGTGGATAATGCCGCTGCCTGGAAAGCAGTCCATGAAAAGCTTCCAGGTCTGCGTCAAGCAGCGGCGGTTGGTAATCGTTTCGATATGGTCGGTTGCCGCGAACAAATACGGCTCCAGCTGCTCTAGCGGCTGGCCCATGGCGCGGGAGTGCGCTTCGAGGTCAGCCGCTTCGAGCGGGTAGCCGGTCGGGCCGGTCACTAGCTGGAGACGTAAATCCATGTGTTAGGCAATCTCGGTTGCGGTAGCAGATCCGCC